GACACATACAACGCAATGGGACGGAATTACTCCAGCAATCAATTACCATGGTATTTCAATGCGCGACTACTTCGCGGCGGCGGCGTTGCAGGGATTGTTGGCTGATAATGGAGGGGGCGAAAGCTGGGATAGCGACGCGAAGAATGCATACAACGCTGCCGACGCGATGCTCAAAGCGAGGGAGGTGAAATGAAAGACAACCCTGCTGTTATTATAACAATAGTTGTTTCGGTTGTAATCGCTTGCTTTTCTTCAAACCGAATTGGAGTTGTTGGAGGAATCGATAAAGTACAACAAGAAGCCGTCATCAAAGGCCATGCCGAGTGGGTGGCTGACACTAATGGAAAACCTCAGTTCAAATGGAAGGAGTGCAAATGAGCGACACAATCATCCTTGACAGCAAAAAGTGCAACGCAGAGTTACTCACAATCCACGCCGACGGTCGCATCACTGTGTCCGAGGATCTTAAACCTACGGAGACAGCAGCCGAGGTGCTTCGCATCATGCGCGATCAATGGCTGGCCGACATACAGTGCGCCAAGATCCGCGAGCAAGAGGAACGCATCAAGCGGCTGGAGGATGCGGGAAATGAACTCCGCGATTGTGCATCTCGTATAGGAACAGTTGCTTCTGGTGAAGCAAGTGTTATCAGACGCACGCAAGAAGCAATAGAAGAATGGAACAACAAAACAAAATGAACATATTTAACCCAACAAAACAACAACACGACCCAGCCGCGCTGCTCAAGCAAGCGGAAAGTCTCCTCAACAAGACAGAGCGCAAGCAAGGCTGGCCTTACTATGATATCAAGCATGCGATTCAATTCGCGCAGCTTGTCGTGAAGCTCTCTAAGATTCCTTCTAAGAAAGCCACCATCAATTCTCTCACGCTAAGACAACAGCCTCAGACCATCCGCGCCCGCCTCTCACAAGGCAAGGCATTCCTCACAGACAAAGGCACCGCCGTGCTTCAAGGCGCTATCGACGCCGACGATATCCCAATCGTCGACGAGCTAAAAGAAAAGGTGCAGATCTCCGTCCGCAAAGTCAACCTCATCATCGAACTCGTTGAACCCATTGATAATATCCTCGACGCCATGACACCTCTCCTTGGCGGCAGCGATGAAGATCCTTTCACATTCAACGAAGAGATCTTCCGCGAAGAGATCATCTCATTCGTCAACAGCGGCGAGGTGGGAAGTCAGGCAAGCTGGCAGAACTACACCTCAAGTGCAGAGAAGTTCGCCCGTCAACTCGCGATGCAGGACAACACAATCATCATCGAGACCACGCCGAACGAACTCATCGCGATGAAGATGAGTGAGGAGATGTTGAAGGGTCTGGAGTGATAAATAAAACACAACCACAAAATGCAAATCTTCCTACCCTACGCAGACATCGAACAGTCTGCTCGCGTGCTAGACACACAGCGCTTGATGAAGCAGCGCGTTGAGTCTTATCAAATTCTCAACACCATACAAGGTAAATCAGAGGGCTGGCGCAATCATCCCGCCGTGCGCATGATCAAAGACTATCCAGCTTGGCTTTGTTTGTATTCAATTAAAATCTGTCAAGAAGCCCGCCGCCGGGGCTATGTTGATAACTTACTTCCTCATTTCGAGAAAGAGATTCTCACTTATCCTTACATCATCCAGCCCCATTGGCTCGGCTCTTATCTACACAAGACACATCAGAGTAATCTCATACGGAAGAAACCTGAGTTCTATGGTCCAAAGTTTCCAAATATCCCCGACAACCTACCATACTTCTGGCCACCGCTATGAAACCTTTTATGCTAGGTCTAACATTACTCGCAACAGAAACAACAATCATCGCCCTGCAGCAAGACTTTGACGCGAAGCTTAGGGCAATCAGTCAAATCGAAAGCAACGACAACGACAAAGCAAAAGGCCGCCACGGTGAACTCTCCCGATATCAAATCAAACGCAGCGTCTGGAAGCAACACTTCCCCTCTGAAAAAGATCAGAGACATATTCCCAAAGAAGCGCGGCGCTGTGCTAAAGCGCATCTATGCTGGCTTGAACTCAGACTCTGTCTCGCCCAGCGCGTCAAGAATCCACAACCAAGGGATGTTTACGCCGCATGGAATATCGGACTTGAAGCTTTCTCCCGGCGAGATTATGACTTTGATAGACTCCCCGCTAACATCAAAAAAAGATCGGAAAGATTTAATAACTTATATGAAGAGTATAGAAACAACCAATGATATGAGTGCCACATCAAACAACGAAGGAATCACATACGCCACCGCAACGGACTCCGAAATGCCGCCGCCAAAAGAGCATTACTTCTACGCCTATAAGCATAAGCTCAACGGCCTATGGTTTACGACCATACTATATCACACGCCTCAAGAAGCCGAGGCCTCTTTGATTGACAAGAATCCCGCGCGCAAGAAACTCTGCTGTATTGTTCTATGATATGAGTAATTCAAATCTAAACGAACTCGACCTTCTCCTCGGCCTACCTAAACCCGTCGAAGAGATGACAGATAAAGAGCTTGAGAAATTTCTTCTCAAACACTTTCCTCATACGCGCCCAACCGGCACCGATCTCGCTTCCCTCCTAAACGATCCTCTCCTCAAAGGCATAGACGTTCAAGCTATTATCAATCAAACCCAGAACTTCAAATTCAAGAAGTGAAAGTTCTAAAGAAAAAACGCCCCGGTAATAATGCATGTAAGCCTGTGATATGTCTTGAGACCGGAGAAGAATATCCTTCTGCAAAAGCCGCGGCCAAAGCTCTCAAGGTAAATCCTGCCGCCGTCTGTCATCAAATGTATCGCGGCCAGAAATGCCGTGGCTTTACTTTTCAATATAAGAAATAATCTCTAGCTACTCGGTGCGTTATGCAAGCTGTTCTTGCAGCAGGTTTAGGTTTTTCCTGTGGACGGCGCGCCGAGTAGCTTTTCTTTTCCCTCAAAAATATGAACTTAACCTATAAAGATCTTCCTCACGAAGGCATTCCCGCAACAATCCCAATCAACGCATCTGGCTTAAAGATCTCAGCTTGTCCGCGCCGCTGGTTTCTCACAGTCTTTCTTGGCCTCAAGCCTAAAGAAGACATCACCGCCTTGACGGTGGGTAAAATTATCCATAAGTTCGCAGAGAACATTGCCTTCGACCGGAGCGGCGAGAAGTGGCAAGACGCCTGTCTCGAAGCGTTCAAAGATGCAAAGGAAAAGAACCTACCGAACAAAGATCAAGATCAGATCAAGAAAGCCCTGACGGCCGCGCCTCTTCAACAACTCCCGACGCCTTTAAAATTCGGTGACAATCGCGGGGCTGAGTTTCACTTCAACTTTCCTATCGTAGAGCATCCTGCTTTTGCCTATGTCGGAACGGTTGATCTTCTCTCTATAACCCCAGCGGGAATCCTTCAGATCACAGACTATAAAACCACGCGCAAGTACGCATTTAAAGATGCGGTCGCGGGCTACGAAGGCGACACTCAGTTCTCTTTCTACTATTATATCTTCCAGCGTTTTGCATATGAGATATTCAAAGACGACATCAACTACGCCAATGCTGCGTGGTATCGTCGCATGGTGATTCGTACTTTGGTCGTGCAGATCTCTCTTCCAGCCCCAGCTTGGCGCACTGGACCTGATTGGAGTTTCTCTGCGGAGCAGCTAGAGGAGTTCGGCAAGGAGCTTAAAGAACGCATCGAACTTTTCTCCAAGCATATCAATCAAGCTATGGCCTACGACAAGCTCCCGCCTCCCACAGGCAAGCTCACTAACTCTTGCCCTTCTTGTCCGTTCAAACGTCTGTGTTTTGCAGACAACTCCACGCAGGTCGAACTCTTCCTCTCTGAGTGCGACATCGTGAAGTATGAACCACTTTCTTGGTAATGTAACCAAGCTTAAATAAAACATATGGCAATAGAAATACTACAGCCTCAAATGCCTCAAGCAAAACCTCAATGGCCCAAGACTCTGATCGCTCTCGTCGGTCCGAGCGGCGCAGGTAAGTCTACATCATTCCGCAATGTAGATCCCACCAGAACGATCATCCTCGACGCAGAGCGAAAGGGTATGCCTTTCCGCGTCCGCGATGAGAAGCTCGTCGTCCCTATCGACAGCTATGATAAGCTGACTCTTGAACTGAATAAGATCAAGAAAGACACCACGAAAGATCTTGTTGTCATCGACTCAATCACTGCCGCCATCGACCAACTGCAGGTCAAATGCGAGCAGATCTATAAGGGCTTTGATATCTGGAAGAACTACAATGACGGAATCCAGACTTTGTGCACCAATCTCAAATCGCTAGACAAGACTGTCATCATCACCGGCCTCGAAGAGATCGTTCCTATTCAAGGTCTCGACGGCAGCATGACCACTCGCCGCCGCCTCTATGTCCAAGGTAAAGAGTGGGCAAACAAAGGCATCGAGTCTGAGTGTCTCGCTGTGTGGTCTGTCTATGCGAAGAAAGAAAAAGGCAGCGACACGATCCAATACTTCTTCGCCACGCAGACCGATGGCGTCACGACCGCGAAGACTCCTATCTTCTGGGGTCTTCCGAATCCGATGGAAAATTGTGTAGTGAAAGCTCTTAACAAAATCGCCCAAGAATTGGCTAAACCTTAACCATAAAAATTATGAGCGAACAAACTGAACCCAATAAACTATATCCCGAACACGAAGCCGAGATCCGCTTGGTTCTTAAAGTCAAGCAGACTTCTAACGGTAGCGTTACTGGTTATGTCTATAACTTTGAAGTCAATAACTACGAAGGTCTTCTAAATAACGCGACTAAGTTAGTACGAGATTACGACTTTCAGTATGCTACAGATAAGATGCTCGAAGTAACGATCAATCATATTCATAACAACAGGCCCCAATAATCTGGCCCACCAAAAGCTCCCTCCCATTTGTCGGTCGCAGTTAAATAACAAAACAAACAAAACATAAAATGAAAAAAGGTACTGAAGTCAAGCTCGGATTCATCCCCGCCAACGTGTATAAGGTTCTCGTCCACAAGACCGAGACTCGCCAGAGCGCGAAGGGTTTCAAGATGGTTGTCTGTGAGTGCGAGATCGTTGCGCCTGAGACCGCCGTCGCCGCCGGTACGACCTATAAGACCCTCGGCGCAAAGGGCAATATGTACATCATGCTTGAGAACAAGAACGGCGTTGACTCTGCGCTGGAACTTCTCGCCACGCCGCTGCAAGTGACTGGTCTGTATGATGGTCTGCCCGAAGACTATAACGACATTGACGTTTCTGATGCCCTGAAAAGCCTCGAAGGTCAAGCCTTCAACATGCTCGTCCAGTCGCAGCCTGAGTACGTGAGCGACGACCCGTCCAACTCTCGCGATCTCAAGTTCGCCAAGCGCGACGAGAACGGCGAGGCTATCATCAAGCGCTACAACACCCAGTTTGACTTCTCTCAAGTCAAGGGCGTGGCGTCTCCGCTCGCAGCCTTTTAAGTTTCTTTGTTAGAGTGGTTGCTACCAAAGAGACACGCGCCTCTTAGAAGGATAGCGAGACTTTCTAAGAGGTTTCTTTCCTCAAGACATACATCCCAACTCGCCCCGCTGGCAGACCGGAAATAGTCTGCCTTTTCTTTTCGTCTAAAATAACCCACACAATGATAGCTCTCGTTCTCCATGGACCTTCGCGATTTGATAAAGAAAACAACGGCATCCTTCTCGGACCCGCTGGTGATTTTGTACGTTCTGTTCTTGCACATCATGGTATTGATCTCGACGACACACATAGTGTTTTTGTTACTTTCGCAGAAGATTTCTTCAAAGGTGCAAACAAACCAAGCGGAATCAAGAAGATCATATTTGCCGGAGCAAGAGCCTTAGACTTTCTCCCTGCTGCCAAAGACAAAAGCCTAGATGCCTTTCGCGGCGTCGTCTACACCTCATTCAACAAGACCCAATACATCGTAACCTATTGGCCACAGGATTGTGTTGACGCTTGGGGCATGGAAGATGCGCTCGAAGGCGAAGGCGAAGGCGACGATATCCTAGATAAGGATGATGGCAAAAGCACCTCGCCGACGAAGCGCAGTAACTATAGTTTTTGGTTCAGCCAAGACGTAAAGAAACTCCTCACTTATGACACCTCCAAAGAAGTTCAATCTCAACCCGACACTGTCGTCTGCACCCGTAGCGAAGAAGCCATTAGAGTCTTCAACTACGACGGTCCAATCTTCTTCGACATCGAGACCCATCCCAAGACCAACACCCTTACGTGTCTCGCCATCGCTTGTGGAGAGAGTCCTGTTTACTCTGTTCCTGTGTATGATTGGGGCGGCAATCTTAATGTGGGTGTGGTTTTCTTTGCGCGCTTCATAAGAGAGCTAAAGAAAAGAAGAGTCGTAATCCACAACGCCCTCTTTGACCTATGCTTCCTCGCCGCCTTCTATAAGATCCCTTTCGGCCATGATATCTATGACACCATGGTCGCGGGCCATCGAATCTTTCCGGAGGCCGAGAAATCTCTAGCCCATCAAGCAACTCTTTACAGCAACAGACCCTTCCATAAAGATGAAGCAGGGAACTTTGATCCTCGCAATCGAGCACAATTTGAGCAGCTCCGCGCTTACAATGTTAAAGACGTTATTGTCCTCAGAGAAATTTACCTCGGTCAAATTAACCTCATCCGAAACGACGCTGGACTTCAAGACTCTGTCGATCAAGCCAGCCGATCTCTCGCAGACTACGCCTTCATGTCTCTCCACGGAATGCACTTCGATCCCGTCAAGCGGCAATACATCGTCCGACGCTGTGAAGAAAGATATAAGCAACTCAATCGCATCTTAAAGATCCTAGTCGGCTTTGACCTTAATCCCGGCAGCCCGGATCAAGTCGTTCGTTATCTACACGAACAACTAAAATACAAACCAGAAAAGACAACAGACAAAGGTGCGCCCTCGGTCGCCGGGGATGCCTTGTATAAGATCAAACTCAAACATCCGAAGAACGTCGCTATTGATGTGATCTTCGAGATGCGTCGTATGGTTAAGCTGAAAGGTATGTTAGGATTTCAACAGTGGATTTGGGAATATTAAATATGAAAAAAGATACAAAAGAAAAAGACCCACAAATCGCCGCATCCTTTATGCGCGCTGGGATTTATGACCCCTCAAAATTCGGTCACGTCGTCTCGATGCCCAAGCTGAATGGGCTAAGGTGCATGTACATTCCCGGTCGGGGATTTTATTCAAGAGATGGCAAAAGGTGGAATGATGCCATCCTTGCCCACATAATCCCGCCTATTACGGATTATATTCTCGACGGCGAGTTGTATTGTCACGGGATGAGTCTGCAGAAGATCAATAGTAATGTCGGCGTTAATCGAATTGAGTCGGGATATGAAGCAGGATTTGTAAGCTTCTGGGCATTTGATCTCGTTGAGCCAAAGTATAATGCCTTAACGAGAATGCTCTTGCTTGAGAAGATTCTTCGTGATGATACCAATCGTGCTGGAATGTATATGGTCGAGTGGGAGATCTGCAAGACTCGCATTGAACTCGATGATTGTTATAAAGCCTACATCGAACAAAACTACGAAGGCCAAATGCTCAAGAGCGTCTTCGGATCGTATATGCCTCAAGGCACAAAGGAACGCTCGACGATGAATCTCCAGAAGCGCAAAGCCTTCCTCGACGACGAGTTCCAGTGCATTGGGCGCGTCATCTCTGACGAAGGCAAATGCAAAGGCAAACTCGGTGCACTTAAGTTCATCACCAACAGAGGCGTAAGCTTTGAGGTCGGGACGGGCTTCACCGACGAAGAGCGTGAGGAATTCATTACCCCAAATTATCACTTCCAAAAGAAAGCAACAATCAAATATCTCAACCTCACCGACGACGGTCGCCCGTTCAATGCGTCGTTTGTGGGATGGCGTGAGGATGTTTAAGACTATGCCCCAACCACACATCCATTGCCTCACCTCACTTAAGGTCGCCGGGACTGGAAGCTTTCGCCTCGCGAGCGGTCAATTCCTCGGCGACTACGGAGCTAACCTGCAGAATCCAGACAAGGAAGCTCTCGATATTTACATCGCCCCGCCGGGCCTCACATTCGTGCAATGCGACCAAAGCGGCGCCGAGGCTCTTATCGTCGCCAACCTTACACGACCGGGCCGTTATAGAGAACTCTTCAACGTCGGGATCAAACCCCATACCTTCATCGCGCTTCACATCTTCTGTGAGCAGATGCAGAACGAATGGCCTCTCGCCGGAAAGTCGCCATCTTATTGGAAATCTCTCAGCCCAACAGAACTCAAGCAAGACAAAGACTGGAAACCTCTCGACAAAGCAATCAAATCCTCCGACAAAGAATACAAGATCGGCAAGATGGTCTGCCACGCTTCCTCCTATAGAATGCGTGAGCGGACCTTCCAGCTTCAGACTTTGAAACAGAGTCACGGTACTCTTACCCTCAGTCTTCAAGAATGTAAAACATTCCTCGGCTTCTTCGCGTCACTGTTCCCAGAAATCATAGAATGGCAAGATGAAATTGAATTTCAAATTAGAACTAACCGTCAGCTCCGTAATCTGTTTGGATATCCACGCCGGTTCGAGCGTACTATTACTGACTCTTATATCAGGGAAGGCATCTCATGGGTTCCGCAGTCCACCGTGGGCTGTATCACACATCTCGCGATCAACCGCTACAACAATGAGCGGCCGACAAGTACACTACCGGCGATTAACAATAAACATGACTCTTTTCTGGCGCTGGTTCCAGATGAGATTGTCAACGACACGGCTAAGCTCATGCAAGATTGCCTCGCCATTTCTCTCACCGGTCGAGATGGCGTCAACTTCACGATGAAATCAGAAGCCCAAGCCGGAAAGAACTGGGGCAAGTATTCTCCCAGTAATCCAAACGGAATGAGAGACTTAGCCTAACAGTGGCCCAAGAAAAGCTCCCTCCGCTTTACCCAGTATGAGACAGACGAACGACCGAATAACCCAGATCACAAATGCGATCAGGGAAAAAGTAAAAGAGTGGCCGCCCAACCTGCCGCCGCCCTCGGTCGTTATTGTACATGAGACCCATCTTCCCAGCGAGTTCGATCCGAGCTTTGAGAAGCTAGAAGGTTTCGACGTAATCACCACACTACAAATCCGCAAGAACTCTGTAAGACTCGCATACTTGCATGAGCCTATATGAAGACTGGTGTTTGTACACAAAAGACGTACAAAGCCCGCAGCCGTTTGTCGACGCTGCTTTCTATTTCATGATCGGCGCCGCCCTTCAAAGGCGCGTCTGGTTCGGTGACCTTGACTTCCACGCAGTATTTCCGAATCAATACATCGCTTTCATCGGACCCGCTTCGGCGGGTAAATCTCTCATTACGAGTCCGATGAAAGAACTCCTCGAAATCCCCGCTGAGATCAAAACTCCAGAGAATGATCTCGCTGCCGAACTCCTCGGCGAAGATGCCTCAGACAACCGCAAAGGCGCACGACAGCCTCTTATCTATATCGCCCCAAACAGCACGACGTTCGAGCAATTCACGCAAGAGACTTCTCGCGTGGCTTATTTGCACCGCTACGTCGATGAACAGAACCGCCGCAAGGCTTATCATCACAGCTCTCTCGTATTCATCCTCGACGAACTAACCTCAATCTTTAAGAAAAATGCCGAACAACTTTCAGACTTTCTCCTCGAAGCTTATAACGGTGGAAGAAAGTACGTCCGAAAGCTTAAACACAGCGACACTGACTTTTGTACAAATATGTGCATCAGTCTGCTTGGCAACACAACGCTTGGAAAGTTCCAGAGTCTTCAGAATCAAGATATTCTCTCTGACGGTTTTATGGCTCGTACGATCATCGTGTATGGGGTGGAGAAACGTTTTCATTTATATTCCATTCCCCCACTTAGCGAAGAGCAGAAGCAAGCTAAGATGCGCCTCCAATCTTACATTCGCGAACTTTCAAAGCTCTATGGCCCTTTGGTTCTAAACGACGAAGCTAAGGAATACATTCACTATCACTTCGAACTTCATCCTAATCTCGTCCACACAAACAAACACGCAATGCTCGATGAGTATTATGGCCGCAAGAATCTTCATCATCAGAAGATCCTATTCGCCGTACACTTCGCGCGGACGTTGGATATGACAGTGACGAGAGAAGATGCAGAGAAAGCCACAGCCCATCTCGCTAATCTCGAAAAAGATATGCACATCCCATTCGTCGGCATGGGCCGCAACGAAAGCGCAAAGATCTCAGAAGACATCTGGCGCTTTATCAAAACTTCACATAGATCTACAAAGAAATCTATCTTCGTTCGTTTCTATCAATCCCTTAAAACACCCGATGAACTCACTAGAGTCCTCGATGACCTCACCACAATGGATAGAATATGCCGTGTCAAAGAAAACAACATTGAATACTATGCAGCTAAATAATACAAATGCCGCCCGCCGCGCAGAGTTTCTTGAGACTGTAAGAAACTTCGTCTGCAAAGACCGCAACGTGACCCATGGTGACGCTGAGGATAACTTCCGCGTTATCTCACAGCTTTGGAATGTCTATTTGCACAACAGCAAATGTGAGCCAGCCTCACAAGACCTCAACTCCGTCGACGTTGCCATCATGATGTGCCTCTTCAAAACAGCACGCTTGATGGCCAATCCCAAGAACATGGAGAACTGGCACGATCTCGCAGGCTATGCAGCTTGTGGCGGCGGGATAGTAATGAAGAAGTTAGAAGAAGAGAAACAACAATACTAAACATATGGAACAAACAACGCAACTCAACTTCGGGCAAGCTCTCGAAGCATTAAAGAACGGACGACGTGTGGCCCGCGCTGGCTGGAATGGTAAGGGCATGTGGCTGCTGCTGCAGACTCCAGACTCCAACAGCAAGATGACGCTGCCATACGTCTACATCGAGTACCCGGTCGGACACCCAGCCTATCCCAACGGATCGCGTGTGCCGTGGCTGGCCTCGCAGACCGATATGCTATCAGAAGACTGGCGCATCCTCTAAGTAAAAAGAAAACCCGCTCTGCTTATCACAGGGCGGGTTTTTTGTTTATCTAATTTTATCTCAGACCACTCATTCCTTCTATCAAACTCTTTCGATACTTGTTCTCTTGTTCTCTCGTTAGATACCGCTTCAGCGTCTCAGCCCCAGCGCCTTCCTCTGCGCCTTCGACAAAGCTCAGATATCTCGCCGCTTTCATCGGCTGCCTTTCCAACGAAGGCATGATCTGATTCTGACTTGTCTTATACTTCCTAATCCGGCTCGCATAATCTTCGCGTGACGTTGCGCTTTCACGCGCAGTCTTCACTAACTCAAATGCCTCTTCGCCGGTCTTCTCTGTGACAGAACCCCGCTCAAACTTCTGCTCTGCGAGGTTCTCGTAACTAACAGGGAACATCCCATTCGATCGACCAGTCCCACTCAACTCTTCAAACAAACGCATCTTGCGCCGATCAGCACTACGAAGATTCTCTGTACCTTCATTAAAGACTTCGTCTGCCCAAGTGCTCGCAACACGGGCCATCTGAGTCTTGCCGACCAACACATTCTTGCCAAAGCGTTGCAGCACAAGCCCAACATCTTCGCCCTTGTCAATCGCAGTCAAAGCCCCAGCGACATTCTTCGTCAAGTCCGCAAACAATTCAGCCGCAGGAAAAACTCCTACAGATGATTGAGTATCGCCAACCAACGCATTAATCGGCATCATTGCGAGATCACCCGCAAAGCCGAACGTGCCTGTCTTCTGAGCCATAATCATTAACTTTTGTAAGAGAAGCTCGCCTCCATCAGTGCCGATAGTTCCTTCATTTTGCTCAGCCCAGCTCTGAAGCTCGCTCCACTTAACAGCCTTTGATTCCTTACCGCTAAGCCATTCTTGAATCTGCTCAATCGCACCGCCACCAGCCATACCAACAAGCACTTGAGCAATCAGCGGCTTGAGGTTGCCCTGCATAGCAGGCTCGACCGCAAACTTGCGGAAGTTATTCATCTGGCCCATGCTCCACTTAGACCACGTCAAATAAGGAGCCGCGCCGCCCTCAAGAAACCAAGCGGGCAACTGTCGCATGTCATAAGTGCCTTGCATCATCTGACCGAACTGCGCTGCAAGTGCCATGTCTGATTGTGTGCGCCAGTCGTTGTTGAGCGTATCCAGAAAGCGCACAGCGTCTTTGTCGCCCGTGGAGGCTTTGCGCTTGTTGATACTCACAATCATCTCGCCTTGAGCTTGAGCAAGCGTGCGTGCAACGGATTCAAGCTTACTTGATCCCGTGATATATCCAAGACTATCCAGAACTTTCTGCATGTACTTCGCAGAATCTTCAGTTACGCCCACAACCTGCCGATAGTTCTGATGTGCGTTAGGATTATTCAATCCAGACTCGATCGAGCGCGCTTGTAGCTTGCTCCAGTTGCTGAGCTTCTCGGCCATTCCGCCCATGTAGGCACCGTAATCGCCCAGTCCGATATAAGCAAGAGGCTTCGTGACCGTTCCGCCAATGTCGCCAATACGCGAGATAGTCTGCAGAGCAAGTGCACTAGCGGCAGAGCCAAACGTACGCACAGCTTTACCAGGCACCTGCAAAGGCTGCCCACTAAACTCACGCATGACCGATTGCACGCTTGTGTCAGGCGCAATCACTGGCGTGCTTTGCAGCACATTAGCAGGAATCGGTTGATCGTTGAAGAACGTCTTCGAACCCAACGCCGCCATAACCTCCGGAGATTTCTCGAAGTGTTCTTGTGCGGCATAGTCCTTAGCCGATCGTTGATTGTAGCTTTCGAACAGCTTACGAAAGTCTTTTTCAATCCAACTCTCAGGCAGCGGCCGACCCATCGGCTTACGAGCGCCAGCAAAAGTCGCCGGGGCAGAAGGATCAAACGACCGATTGACAAGCGCACGCTCTTGTTCAAAGTCTGCCAAGGCGCGTTCTTGAGCCTTCGTCTGTTCTACTCCCTGCGACAGATAATCATCCGTCGCATCGCGCAGATAATCATCCTTGAGCTTTTGATACTCAGGCGTGCCTACCTTATTGGCCAAGATATCACGAGCTTCTTCGGATGTCTTGTGGAAAGGTCCCCAGAATTCATCCGTAAAACGATCACGCAAACCTTTACTTGAACGAACCTGATGGCCAGCTTTGTTAGTCTCATTGACCCAGAAAGGCTTAGCTTGTGAGCGCCATTGATTATAAGCCTCTGCGATTTCAGGCGCGGGCGTAATCAACTTGCGATTGCGATATTCGTTATACAAATGTGTCGTGAGCTTGGTCGCATCTGATGCATTCATAGCAGAGATTGCCCTGCCCAACGACCGAGCCTTACCGAGCATCGCATCAGTGGTGTTATACGCACGAGTCATTGCGCGACCAACGGTCTCAAAGATTCCGCCGCGGCGTGTAATCTGGTCGATCTCGCCGAGGGTCTTGTCAACGCGGCCCTTGACTGCATCGGCAGCTTTACCTACAGGGCCGCGTTGATAACGGATGTCAGCGCTTTCAGGTGAGAAAGTTCCACGATTAGCTGTGGCACTCTTAATTTGATTTGACTCAAATATAGCAATTCCTGATGGTGATTTATTAGATCCTTGTTCAAAATCAAAATAACTATCGTATCCTTTAGCCTTAAGTTCTCGAATAACCTCAGGCTTTTCCAACACAGTCCAATCCCATCCACGTGTTTCACTTACAGGTCCACGTAGACTCTTTATTTCTGCACGAGCCACAGGATCACGAACATCAAAGATCTTTTCAGCTTTAAGATAAACAGGATAAGTAGTCGGATTCCAATTAGCATCACTACTATAATCTGGCGCCCAAGGATCTAAAGCAAAATCACTAGCAAACTCAGGATCTAACGTAAAATGTCCTGCAACATTACGTTGTCCTTGAAACTCTGCAATATCACCATATCCGGTTCCATGATACATCACCAAAGGCTTCCCTTCAGCATCAACAACCTTACTCTCGCCGAACCAGTTTTTGAATTCAGGAGTCTCTTGCTGTGCCCGCTGCAACCTCTCCTCAGCCCCACTAGTCTTCGCCACCGCCACACCCTTCCAAGGCACAGCTTCCGTGGTCGCATAGTCCATCCAAGCAAGAGCGTCTTCGGGCGACATCTTGCCTGTGACAAGTTGCTTCATCGAAGCCTTGAATGCTTGATACCACGCACGCAATTCGCCCCGCTTGACCTGAGGCATCTGTTCGCCAAAGGCCTGAATCAAACCTTCTTCGAGCGCAATGTCATTAGCGAGTTCTTGCGTGATCTTTCCTTGTTTAACTTCCTCCGCGCGAGCCGCAAGCTCAGCCTTATACGCCGGGCTATCCATCGCAGTGTCCATCAGCGACCGGCGCATTCCTTTGTTAGTCACGCCCTTAAAGATATCGTGACCGATCTCGTGAATGGCTGTGTCAGCCGTGGCCATGAGAGGATTAACACGAATGATGCGATTACCATCAGCGTCAACCATATACAGACCACGCACCTGCTGATCTCCCGCATAAGCGCGATCAAGCTCGATCTTTAGGCCGCGACGATTAGCGATCTCGGTTGCGAGATTGATGTCTTCTTGCGTGATCTTGTTTTCACCCGCACCTTCAGGACGCTGCAATCGAGTATAGACTTCACGAGCGGCGTCGGTTGCTGTTTTCTTAGACGCAGCATAAGCCGCCTCAACGTCGCTAAGGGCAGTCTCAGAAGGCAGTCCACGCTCCGCTCGCAGTTCTTGCAAAGCACGCTGATTTGCAGCTTCTTCAGGCGACGCAAAGCGCTGCTCAACTTCACGACGCGCCATCATCTGATACACGTCTTCAAGCGATTGCTCAGCCTGCTTAGCGATGAACGCTGGCATACGCGACGGATCACGCAAAGCCGCTCCGACCTCGGGATCTTGGGCCAGCTCAGCGAGGCGTTCTTTAGGAACCTTCATCTTGATCTCCTCAGCTGCACCCTTAATCAGATCCGTAGTCGGCTCAGTCTCAGACTTCCACCAGTTGGTGTAGTCTTTGGCCATAGCCTTTTCGGTCATTGGCTTACCTTCTTCTGTAAAGAAACGCTCAGGCGCAATCTTCTCAGCGCCAATATCCAAGCGTTCCTCACGCGGCGTAACGAACTCGCTAGGTGGGTATTCCATGAATGCAGCCTTTTCACGCGCAGCCGCAAGATCTCCCGGCGCCTCACGACGAGGCTCGGGAATATCTTGAAAGCCGATCCGTCTTCCAAGCGCATTAGGTTTATTAAACAACGTACCTAGTGCAACATCAGCAGCAAAACGCGGGGCAGAGAACTCGCCGCCTTGAGCCACGTTCACAAGCTGTCCAGCGGTCGAGCCAGCCACATTCGCAGCAATGTTAGCCGCCGGTGCAAGAAACTCAGGCTTAGCCAAAGCCTCACCGAGAGTCTCAGTGCCGCGCACCGTGGGCCGCAGCAAGCCCTTCATGCCCTGCACAGACGGTCTGAACGCCAAAGCATTAGGCGCAAAGCCACCGAGATAAGACGCGACAGGTTGATCTGTCTCAGCCCTCTGCATTTCTTCAATCGCAGAAGGCGCAACTTTTTCAAGCACGGCTTCTTGACCTCTGCCTGCGAGATAACCTGCGCCAAGGCCGCCGCCGATTGCACCAATTCCAACGCCAACAGGACCGAACGGTGCGCCAGCCATCATGCCTAACTTAGCTCCACCAAGACCAGCCGCACTCGGCAACAAATTACCCAAGAAAGAAGTCCCCGCTGCACGCAGAGGAGACATCTTTTGTTGAATAGGCTCAGGCGCTACAGGACTCTTAATAACACGACCACGAGGATCTACGTCATAGACCGTAGGATCATAGCCGTTATCTTGAAGCCATTGATATTGTGCTTGTGTCATATTATTCAGCGTACATTTTACGAATCAAATCACCTGCAGCAAGAGCTTCAGCCTGTTCTTTTGCTGAAGGTCTCCGGAATCTACTAGCTGGCATTGGGTATTCCATAGACATAGCAACTTCTTCTGGATTTGTATACTGACCTTTAACCTGCTGACCAACAGCCGCACGAAGCGGATAAGCAATTTGTCCCATAGCTTGTTGAGCAACGTCACCTTCAGTAAGTGGCGCAACTTGATAACCGCGACCGGAAGGTTGCGCAAAGCTCAAGCTAGGCATAGCAGTCTTAAAGCGCCCGAGCAAACTAGCGTCAGCCTCAGGCGAAGGCGCGGCAGCGCGCATAGGAGTTACTTCAGGCGGAGGCACCTTGCCGCCCATTGTATCTTTACGCGGACCACCCGGCGCAGCACCAGTCGTGCGGTCAACCTGCGGCGAATCAGGAAGATCTTTAGGAACAGTAACGGGCGGAACATAAGGTTCCCAACCTCCCGGAGTTGTTCCCGGAATCATTGGGCTATTAGGATCATTAGGATCTTTACGAACCATTCCTAATCCGCCGGGACTATAACTTCCAATAGGCTGCCCACTTCGCGGATCATACATAAGTACGCCACCTTGACCAGTAGAAATTGCCTGAGCACTTGGCAACATACTACGTCCAAAAGCTGCATCAGCCAACGCATTCTGAGTACGCATATTCTCAATCCGAATATCACGATCTTCTTTTTCAGCTTGCAAACGCGCAACGCGATCCAGCCTAGCATCCTCAATCTGCTGCTTCGTCAAACCAAGACGCTGACCCTCAAGCTCAAGTCGCTTATTCTCGGCGGCCACGCGATTAGCCTCAGCTATTTCAGCAGCTTTTTGAGTAGCTTCAAAACGTGCTTGAGTAGGCTTGTCAGCCTCGCGCATACGATTAAGCAAGCGTTCTTCTTTCTGCTGCTCGGCAGCCTCAGCCTTCCACTCAGCCCCTTGAGCTTGCTGGGCCTCAATGTTCATGCGATTTGACTCGTCGCCAAGCAGACGACGAAAGAAACCACCAATGCCTTTAGATTCCTGATAAGGCACATTCTCGCCGCCGATAGCTTTGCTGGGGTCAAAAGCTTTATTAGCGCGCTCAGGCACAAGAAAGCTAAGATCAATGCGCGGACCGCCACCTTGAATCATGTAGCGAGCAGAGTCGCCACGATTCTCAATAGGCTGCTGAGTCTCTGTGACCATCTGTGGCTGCGTAGACGCCTCGCCATCAATAATAGACATGGCCTCAGGGCCAGTCTCTTGAATGGGCGCAGCAACCTCGCGAGACGCCAGAGGCGCGCCCGTAGCGGCTTTCTTTCCCGAGAACAACGTCGGATCAATAGTCGCACGACGCTGAGGCGCACGATAAGATGGCGTCGCATAGCGAGCACGCGCGATATTCTGTGCGTATTTGTTAATGTCTTTAGCCATAATTTTATTCCACAAAGTTCTCACCAGCACTTGTCACAGCGCCAGTATGTTTCTGAATGTTTACGAAAATTAAAGGAAGGTTGTCGTTTTGTAGCCAGTGTCTTTCGCCCTTGCGAATATTATAAAGTCTAAAATCAAAGAAAGGCCACATCTTGGTGATGTGACCTTTGTTAATTACTCCTTTTCCGAAGAGCTTAAAGAACTTACCATCAAAATCGTGATGATGCGGCGGAACAAATGTCAGCGCGGGTAAATGCCAGAGTTCCACGGCCCAGCGGCCAACCTTAAGTTGAACACCGCGGCAGGAACGCCAGCGCGTTCTCCGTAGTAATCCCACAGAGCGAGATAAGTTTTCTGGAGCGGACTGAACATCCATCCAAATCCTTTGCCATTGACATACCACTCAGCATGAGAGGTCATCGGCTTGATCAGAAGGGCATTCACGACAGCGCGCCAGACTTTTGAACGCTGCATGCGAGGCACTAAGAAGCGACTCATCATGCGATAGCCCTCGCGAATCCGCGGCGTATAGTGCAGATCGCGCGACACGCGCACGCTGTCGGGGATATTGTCCCAGCCGTAATAAGCCTCTGCAAAAGTCCAGCAGCAAGACGGCAAAGAACCCATAACCTGCGAGAACTGATCGAGTGCAGTTTTGCGTTGAGCGTTGATTTGATTCTCCTGCTGACGCATCTGACTCGCATTACCGAACAAGTTCATGCCCATCGCATTTGATTCCTGTCCAACCTCACGCGCAGCGCCCGTGCGAGCCTCGCCCTGATTGACTGAGGGACGACCAGTCGTGAGCTGGAAGGTATCAATACGCGACGACAAAGGCTGCACTGAGCCAGCCGCAAGCTGAGCCGCATTCGCAATAGCACTCTGTCTTTGAGCCTTGCGAGCCTCACCTGCTTGACCAAAGGCCATCGCATTCGAGACAGTCGAAGTCGCCGTGGGAGTAGCACCAGTGCCACGCGCATAGTTCTCACGTGCGAGAGACCTATCAATCTCAGCGCGCTCAGCACCGCTCAGTCCAGCGTTGGGATCCGTCAACGAGCCCTGCAATTGTTCAAGATTTGCCAGAGCCAACTCACGCGCACGATAAGCTTCAGGATCAGCTTCTTTCTGTGTGCGCATTGCCTCACGGACAAGCTCACGGCCCGTGCCGCTCACGATCCCGAGATCAGTCTCGGCTTGAGCTTGAGCATTTTGCCGAGCAATCTGAGATCCGATACGCGCAAACTCAGGCCCAAACTCTTCATAGAGTCTCTTGTTGAGAGCTTGTTCTTTTGGTGAAATCTCTTCGCGCAGCTTCTGCATCTCAGGCTCATACTGCCGAGCCGCAGCAACCTGCTGCTGAATCATCGGGATAATGTTCTCCCGATAAGCCTTCATGACCTCAGCCATCGACTCTTGTGTCGTCGGTGCTGGCGCTCCGCCATTAACAAAGAATCCACTAGGAATCCCATTGTCAACTTCCAGTCGCGTAGATTCCCAGACCATCGAATGGCCGAGAACTTTAGAGAGATTAATCTCGAATGTGTTCATTGTTTGATAAATTCGGAAAGTCTATACTGTACGTTTTGCTTACTCTTGCGCCGCGCGCCACTAACAGTCCACTCAGGATAAAGCGCATCCCAAGCGCCAATCGCATCCCTTAAGGAGCCTCGGTCGCCTAGGATATTTAAGATGTGAATGTTCTTGCGCTCGTGATCTAGCTCACACCATAGCGCAACCAAAGGAGTATCGTTATCTTTCTCAAGAACAAACAGCTCGCTGTTTTCTCCTTTAAGAATGCGATCACAGTGCATGACGATGTCGATATCTTGACAGACACCGAACGTGGCCTCGCGGCCGGGATGCCGCAAGACCCAATCAAACAGCTTGATCGCATTTATACAACTCATACTGGTTGAAAATACCTATCCAGAATTGAGCCAGTTGCGGTTTTACAGATAAACTCTACAGAGAGCTTACTGACAACTGCTTCCCAATAGGCTCCTTGCGAGGCTGAGGCAAAGCTTGATTGCGAGATTGGCGGATTATGTACGGTAGTAAGAGCTTTACCGCCAGCGCCGCTGATAAGAACGGGAAGCCCATTCCAATCAAGGCGTTCAACCAGAGCAGAACATCCAGCCAACAAGACAGTCGCACCCCAGTTCTTAAAGGGCACAGCTTGAATAAACTGAAGATTAGAATTAGAGTTCGTAGCGCTATAGAAATCATTGCCGCTTGTGAAAGGAGGTTGATGGACGACAACCCATTTATGTTTCTTTGTGCTGGCTGCTAAGGCATTACGCAGCCATTGAAACTGTCTGCTGACCGAGATATTAGATCCCAGCGGAACAGCGTTATCTACTTCAGTCTGGACAAAGTCGCTATCATAACCTGTGTTAATCAGGAAGATATCAACATACTCAGACGTGTATTGGAAGTAACGCAGATGCTGTTGATAGTCAAACAACGGACTCGCGGCCACAGAGTCATTGTCGACCTGACCGGGCACAAAGAGCAACTTATCCTTGATTGCATCCCAGAAAGGCACGATGGTTTGAGGAATCGCCAAAGCCGTGCCGGGACCATAACCGCCAAAAGGCAAACCATAGTTATGATTGCCCGTGCCGATAACCTTAGTCAGACCTGTGATGTTCCTTATGCGAGCATTGATAGCCTTGCGACGCGATACTTCATCATATGTAAATGTGGGCGCAACGCCGCCACCTACAATATCAGGAATGCCATCATTCCCAATCACGGCAAAGGTCTCATAAGGTAGAGATCCAATGACACCGAGAGCATTAACCTTCGGCCACACGCTATTTTGTTGTACTTCAGCGGTCGCAGAAAGCAATCCGCCATCTGTATCAAACCTAATCAACACGCCAACGCGATCACCTTCGGGCGCCACGTCCATGAAGTTAATCTCGGCGGTCGCAAACACGCCATCAGTCAGACCGGGATTATAAGGAATGCTCTCGACGACGCTAGAATTAAACGGCAATGAGTTAATCCCAACGACTTTACGATTACAGAACTGCCCGTTGACGAACAGAGAAGCCTCTACAGTTCCGCCCTCGACTACGTTGTTAAAGCCAAGACGTAAAGTCTGCATCTTGACGCTCTTATAATCGTCAGACGGAACAACCTCAGCGCCATAGAGTGTCACGGTGGCCCGCTCAGAAGAACCGAATAAGCGATAAACCCCGGTCGTCGTCATGAAGTAAGTATATCGCGTACCGTTGTCTAACGTAGACGCGAACTTCTGTATGGTTCCGACGCCGGGGTAAATATCAAGCGAAACGAATTTCTGTAGCAGCATGTCAAACCACAGAATACCGTTGCCATAGATGGTCGTGACGGCGAACAACGCATAGTTATCGTGCGTTCCGGTCGCCGCGCTTGTCTGCGTGATGCCGTCTATGAGAGAGTTGATTGGGCCGCTAAAGGGCGCATTCCGACCCTCAAATCGGAATTGCGTGATCCCGTTGAAACTCCTAATTCCGGTGTCATGAACAAATGCCACATCCCCGAGCACGTCCACAACGGAATCAGGATTTAGCGGCCCAATCGAAGTAATGCTCTGATTGCGGAAAGTAGGCTCCGCATAGATCAAATTGTTATAGTCAGGATAGACTATGAAAGATGAGTGCTGTGTGCCGACGAAGAAACCTCCGTCATTAGCGTTTAGCGGCGCAAGACAGGTCACGTCGTTATAATCGACATTCGTGGCCATCGCCAACGCTCCGCCCTTAATTTCGTCGGCAGAAGTTTTATCGCCAGCAGGCGTAACTGCTACCACGAAATTCAATGGCGCTCCAGTAACCGAGCGCACGATCTGATTGCGCCGCCGATTCGTGCCGAACGATTCCAACATAACCGCGTAAAGAACGCCGTTATAGAACATCGGATAATTGGCGATGGGAACATATTCAGGAACTATCGTAGTCCAGTTGCCATAATTACCAAGCTCACGCGCATCTCCGTTAGAGAAGATAACCCATGGTTGCAAGACACCATCCATCACAACCAGCGCGCTGGGAGAAGCACCGACAGCCCCGCCGAGTGTAAGATTACCGGTAGAGGAAGTAACGGAGCGTTGAAAGTTTACGGTCGAAGCAGGAACAAGTGCAGTGTAAACTCTCGGCTCAGTAGAACCCATCGTAAAACTTTCAATCAAAAGCCACGTTCCGCTTGTGGTTTTGTAGAAAGCTTTGCCGCCTGCGAACGCTACGAGAAGACTTCCTGCGGCCGAGATATCCTGAATGTTTCCAACTTCGGAAAGATTATTCGTGACGTTAAGCGGCAGAGTCACGGCCTCGACGACGTTCTTTCGAACGCGCGCATTGATCAGAATCCAATACTCGTTCTCAGTCAGCTTCGTGATATCAGAGAGCTGATTGATTCCGCCGAGCCAGTTAGTTTTTGTGACTACCATAGGTTTCGAACTCCTCCCTGTACGAGCGGCCACACTGGGAACATGATCGCAGCATCTTGCGCGGCATGACGTTCAGTCTGCACCATAAGCTCAGTACCGCTTTCAAGATTCTCACACACGCCCTTACAGATCTCAGCCATCACTTGCTTGCTGGCCTCAGCGATATCCATCTTTTCTTTCTCAAAAGCACAGATATATTTAACGCCATAGACAAGCGCCTGCACGAGACGCTCGTCAGTCCAGATCGAGTTAAGGTTGACGAAGGGCGAGAAGCGTTGCTTGTAGAGAACCTCTACGCAATCTTCGCCGAGAATAAACGGCGTGCCTGCATTCCAATCAAGGATCTGAACGCGCAGATTTGAGGCGTATAGTTGATTGTTTGCAATGCGACCGACTTCGGCCTGAGTCGCAGCCGCAAGCACGATCACGTCGCTGTTAGTCGCACGTGATTTCTTGATCGAGGTCACGCCAAAAGGATTCTCTGGCTCGAATAAATTGACGGAAGTCTTAATGAGATCGCCGGGCGTAAAGCTTATGATCTCTGTCGTATTCGCTGCAAGAGAAGTCTGGCCGTTGACGATGATGTCAAATGGCTCTGTCTCTATCGCATTGATCTGAAAAGTCAAAGGCCCCGCGTTAGTCAGCGGGGTATGTAGCGGAGTGGCCGCAATCTGTCGCCATTGTAGATAAGGCTGTGTCCAAGGCACACCGTGATAGCGTGGCCTCATGTCTCGCATGGTCACGAGGCGCGATGAATCGTGCCAGCGAACGCCTCTAATCGCGCCCACGTACCACGGAAATGTGATAACGTGTTTGTTGTTGTCTACGCAGAAAAACTGTTCAAAGACAGAGCCGGGCAGATCATACTGGTCATAGATCATCACGGCCGCGCGGTTCAGCCACGCGAGCACTTGAGCTTCTTTATCCTGTGAATCAGGAAGAACTCCGACTGTTTCGGAAACTTGTTGGATGAGGGAGTTCATAGATTAGACAACTTTCATGGCGTAAAGACGGAGGCGCCAGCGAGATTCGTTAATTGTGTGAGTAGCTCCAGTAGTCTTATCTAATACTACAATATTGCCAGCGGCAAATCTACGAACAATAACAGAAGTACTGGTTACTGAAAAATTGAAAACATTATACCAATCACCTGCGCTACCTCCGTTAATATTGCAGGCTTCAATTTCGTCACCATTAACATAATTGCCATCGTTAGTTTGACAATAAAGCACTACGCGATACGATAATGGAATCGCAGCTAGACTGTGAGCAAGTGTCGTAGGTGTACCTACGGTAGGCATGCCTTGCGTAAGCGTTGTCGTTATATCAGAAACAAACGCCGTAGTCACCGGCGGAATCGCAATCCAATCAACGACGCCACCTGACGTGACAAGCATGGATTGAACTGTCGAAGGAATAATCTTCGTGATAGGAACGCTATTGTTAAGCAACCTATCGCCGCCTAGAGTATTCGCTAAGAGATCGACAGCAGGATCGAAATAACGCCACGCTGCAAAAGGATCGCCTGTGCGTGTAGTAAGAAATTTACTATTCGAAGTAGCTGCCGTTGCAGGCGCGATAAGATCAGTGCTAATAGTTCCATCAGGAAGCGCATTGACAAGCTGTGAAGGAAGATACCAATTAGCTACACCGGGCCCAATCGTGCCTGCAAAGCGCATTTGACCGGCGGGAATACCGGTCGTGTTTAGAGAGCTTACGTTGATAGATCCGGATGTGACAAGCGCGGCAAGAGAGACAAACTGAAACCCAGTCGCTGTACCATTGATGCGAATGAGTTGATTAGCTGTGCCTCCAATCGGTGAAAGCTTTGTAATCGAGATACCCTTATCCGCATCAAGCGGATCAGGATTCGAAATCATCGAGTTCTTAATCGTCAAAGGCGGAATCAACGCCTGCACGTTAGACCAACCCGGCGATCCGCCTTCTTTATAAACATTAACAGTCGGCGTTCCGGGCGTGGTAAGATCCAACCAGATACAACGCTTGCGCCACGCATTTGCCCCAGTCACGTCGGGCGCCGTGGTGTCAAACAAAATCATCCCATACGTCGACGACGGCTGGGCTTGACGAATGAGTTGCAGAAGCACGCTGGCATATCCGCCAAACGTAGCCGATGGGTCGATGCCTTCGACAAAAGGATTAATGTTTAGAGACATAAAGTAAAAAAGGGTTATCCCTTCGAAAAGAGATAACCCTTAGGGTTGATTGGGGATTTTCTTAATCCACCGGGCAAACGTAAAAGTTTTCTATCGGATAAACTGTCGGATAAGGACTCGGCAATTCTCCGATTTGACAAATACCGTTCGCAAGCGCGGTACCAACCTCGTCACAACAGTCACTTGGTTTTTCTAGAATATCAGTTTCTAACTCAAATGCCTCAGAGAAAGCCCTCGGCGAGAAAGAAGTCGTCCAGTATTCAAACTGTGCGCCTTCGCCGGGGATGATTTCGCCATTGTATAGCGGATAACTCAAGACTTCGTAACCGTTTGTCCAGAGCTTATAACGCTTTACAACGCCTTGAGCAACCCACTTTACGGTCATGACATAAGTAGGCACTTGAATCTTCTGACCGAGACGAATGCAGAAGTTTTGATTCGGGATCAGAATATTCTGCGTCGCAAAGATGCGTGATGCGCCGCCCCAATCTTCTAACGCTTGAGTAAACCCAGCCACCGTAAGACTTTTGTAAACGAGCCTGTTCAAAATGACAGGCTTTGCACTCTTTGCAGGTTCAAGTGTGACGGGCTTAAAGTCCCAAGCTCGCGGCCCGGCTGGAGGTGTAGGAAGTTCGATGACTCGAATGTCTGTAATCGGAGGCACAGGGCCAGAAGGTTGACCTGTTTGGAAAGCTCCAGCAGGTGGCCAATATCCGCCGTTGTTAAACACGATATCACTGCCATTCGAGTTTGTGATCGTGTTGCCTTGAATGTTAATATTCTTAAAGCCCGGGATCAGCGTGGGGTTGTAAAGATCCGTCACGTCGCGATCGTATTGATAGAGAAAAAACGATGCGTCGTAGGGTGGATTGTTGAAGTTGTAGTACCAGCTAGCTGGCCCCGCAAGACCGACTGTGTTATTCTCGATCGTCACATCTACCATCGACGCGATCAGCGGTGCATAAGACGGAAGACCTGTCAGACGCACCCAATTCTGCACCGTAAACGTAATGAACTGCGGACAAAGTGTCGCAGTGTTGTTCTCGATCCTCAGATTAAAACTCTTGTAGGAGTCGATATAGATATGTTGGCCTTGATAGTTCGTGAATGTGTTATTGCGGATAATACATCCACGCGTGGCCGCTGGTGTAATACCATGCAACGGAGAGCGTTGATTAGTATTAAACAAGCTATTGGTAAAATCACAACCCTCAACAATGCAACCCGTAGCGTATTTTCCAGCAATACCATTTCCGCCCACGACCACGGAAGTGTTTGCTTCGATGTAGCCACCGGGCGCAACCGTACGGCTATTCGCGCCGGGCGTGTTAAAGGAGCAATTACGCACGATCGCGCCTTTAGCATTGTCGGCCGCAGTCGTAGGCAGATAACACTGTAAAGCAAAAGCTTCTGCGTTAAGAGGCCCTACGCCAAAGCCTTTAAACTCACAATCTTCGATCAGGTTATTTGTTCCGATCAAGCGAACGCCACCGACGGTCAGATAAGCCGGATCGCTCGGGCTATAGTTATTATTATAGTTTCCGTCAAACGTAATTCCTGAGATTACACAATCTCCAGCATCAAATGATTGATCGGTGCCGTTGTTAGAGTAAGTGTTGACAAGATAGATATTAAAGCCATAAGGTATAACAAGACCAGTGCGAGTATTGTTTGCGAACTTGATGATCGTCTTACCTTTACCTTTTCCAATCATCTTCATTCCGCGCATATACTTTGCGCTGAAACCCCAGAAGATCATGGATTCGATTGGCGTGGTCACGCCCGTGCCGCCGATAATATACGTGCCTTCGTCGAACTCTACAACCCCAGTCTCATGGAGACATAGGTTGATCGCTCTGGCACAGTTTGTAGAGCCATCAGCGATAGCTCCATAATCACTTGCTTTTGCCATAAATTAAAATCTTAATTATCCTACAACTTCATATGATTGAGCGTAAAAAATGCCAAAGCTTTCACTTTGGCATTCTTGCATTATTACCAGGCTTTACAGCTCCAATACTTTGCACTTAACTTAGAGCCGGGATTATCACAGTTATGTCGCGCGCGGAAGCTCTTTCGATTTGCTGGGATATGTTTTTTGATAGCCATGTTAGGATCGCCAAAGCGTACAAGCTTGACGACGTTGCCTTCTTTGGCCAAGACGGCAGACTTTTTAGGTCCGCCCGGGGTTGATTTAGGTTTATTATAACCAGAGAACTTTTCGCCTCGATATTCCATAGTTATTTTGTTTTACTGTTTTAGCACTTCTTTATCTCCAAGTTCCACTTATCTTAATTTTGGGCGTTGATTGTTTCCAGATACCAGACACCTTTATCCAGACAATAGACTGCTTCCAAACTCCAGAAACTTTAAGCCAGAGTTTGGTAGCCGTGCTTTGATTTGAAAGAAGTGTTAGGAGCATTTGAATTAGTCGTGAGCTTTGATCATCACATAGCCAGCCGTCACACCCACACCGGCCGTGCTGACCCTAGCGCGCATCAAAGCAGCGTTGATGTCTACAACAGTCTGTTGAACGGTTGAACTAGCCACAGCAGTCAGGGGCGCACCGATGCTGTACCATGAATCACCGTTGTCGTCGCTGCCTTCCAATTGAATAGCTGGGGCAGTTGTTGTGATTGCGCCGACGTTGATAACCAACTGAGCGCGGTTTCCGCAATTCT